TCACACACTTCTGAATGGTAAATTTACACTCACAGGCAACAACAAGGTAACTACAATGAATGACCTGGCTCTACAACAATCAACTAGTGGAATCTCTCCCTGAAGACTGTGTGGGCTTTGTTTATCTAATCACAAATAATCTTTCTGGTCGCAAGTACATAGGCAAAAAATTAGCAAAATTTAGCAAGACAACGTACAAAACTGTAAAACAAAAGAACGGCATCAAAAAGCGGAAGAAGATACGCACCAAGATCGATTCAGATTGGCGTGAGTACTACGGGTCAAGCCCAGAATTAACCGCAGACGTAATCACACTAGGCACCGAAAACTTCTCCAGAGAAATACTTTACTATTGCAAATCAAAGTCTGAATGTTCATACATTGAGGCCCGAGAACAATTTGCAAGACGGGTATTGGAATCAGCAGATTATTACAACGGCCATATACAAGTACGTGTACATGGCTCACACATCAAAGATAAAATTTAATCACGACTCTGTGTTGGATGCTTGATCCAACCCCATTGAGGAACGGTGCAATACCCGGTCTGGACTTGGGCGTCAAAGGCAACTGTTAACTTAAGGCAGCAAATGGTTGGGGCAATGAGAAAAAGCAACCCCTGCTCATAGGACTTGGATCTATTTCGGGTTACTAGGGTTCCGTTGATATGTGAAGCTAGAGTAGGGGGTACCGGTCAACCGCCTCCGCTGTGCGTATGGCAAGTATAACTTCCGGGAAGTTGTACGTGTTATAAGCACAAATCTCATTACCGTAGATGACTGCTGTCACTCAGATGATGCGTTTTTCACCGTGCATACGGTGAATTATGACCACAGTATCTAGATGATACTAAGTCAAGAAACAAAATAACATTGATGAGCGTAGCGATATCAATAGACTTGCGTAGCAAGTCTCTAATCATCTAAGTTAGTATCTGGCAAATATATCTTGAGTAACAGTGTTAATATCCATTAGAAAAACGGTAATCCTGATTTTTTAGTTGTTTCTAAGTTTTCAGTGATCAATTCGTTCACAAGATCTCGTTCCTGTACACCTAATGCCATGGCCTGATCATATGTTAATCCACCTCGCATGAACCAGCTTATCTTTAGTGCTTCCTGGCGTATACTCTGGCAGTCTTTTTCCATTCGATCTATTAACTCGCTGATTTCCCCAGGGCTGGATCTCAGGAGTTGTTGCCGAAAAAACTTGCCATGTCCAGGGTAAATGGTTGTTTATATTTGTGGTTGCAATGGCCGCATGTGAGATCTATCGGTTTGATCTCGCCGGCTTCGCGCTGTTTGATCGCATGATCTCGGATAAGATTGAATGTTTTGCTATCACAATTACGCAAGTAGTCAAGTATGAAATCATGTTCAGTTACCATGGCAGTGGGCGACTTGATGGCGCCAATGCTGTGTGCCACAGTTTTTATAGTGATTTCATTGATAGTGGCCATTATGTCTTTTAATTTTTCCAATCTTGCAGCATCATCAAGTTCATTGGCAGTGATAGCCATGAGTTTTTGCTGCTGTTCAAGTTGTATCTGATTGTTCTGATTTATAGTAAGATATGTGATGGGATTCACATAAATCTCCAGATCTCCTGTGCATAGTGGTGCTTCATAGTTGCCAACAGCAATGTTGTCATTTACTGCTCGAAGATCTATTACAATATCTTCTATTTCTTTGCATCCTGGGCAAGTTGGAGAAATAGTCATAGCATGTCCATAACTGGCTATTCTGATTCCCACTAGCACAGCATCCACATCAACCCCGGGCATGACCCAGGGGTCTCTGATTGCTGGCACACAACTACGGATCACGCTCACTGTGGCAGCACCATTGAACAGTGCATCCGGAGTTCGATAAGTGATTTCATCCACACTGGTCATGGGCAAAACTGGTATTTCTCCGTTGGCCGGCAGGTTCAGTGTGCCGGGCGGATAAAATCGTCCTTGACTGGGCAATCTGATGTAGATTGCAGGTTGACGAAAATATTGGGATAGCGGGTTGTTTGGTAGCATAGATTTCCTCGATAAATATAATTATGACAAAATCTCACCAGGAAAAAATTACAAGGAACCGCTATGTCTGATGAAATCCCCCAAACACTAGAACAAGCCAATAGAGAAATCGTAAAACTCAAGGATCAAGTCTCACGATTGAGCAAAGCACTGGGCGAGATGGGCGGCGGCATCGGCAGCGTTACCGCCGCTGCTGGCAAAATGCTAGGTCCTTTTGGTTCTTTGTTTGATGCCACTGTTAAAGGCGCTACCGGTATGAGCGTGTATAACAACGCCATAGATCTTACCGGCGCTGAACTCACAAAACTATTAGGGCAAACAACAATATTTGGTGTGGCAATTGGTGCTGCGTCTGAATCAGTCAAACTATATGTGAAGATGGCTGGCGCACAAGCTGATGCGTTGATGCAGAGTTATCAAAGTTTGGCCAGCGTGGGTGCTGCTGGCAAAGCAGATCTTGTTGATGTATATGAGACCATGCGTAAGTTTGGTGCCACTTCCAAAGACGAACTGCCAAAATTTACTCAGATGCTGGGACAGAATTCTGAGATGTTGGCCAAACTGGGAGGCACAGTATCTCAAGGTATGAAACAATTTGCCGATGTTTCTGCCAGTATACAGCAGACCGGTCTCCAGACTGAATTCATGAACATGGGCATGAGTGTTGACAGTATCAACAAAGGCATAGCCGGATATCTCAAAATACAAACCCAAACCGGCCAGGCTCAAAAGATGACTCAGGAAGAGTTGAATGCAGGTGCTGCTGACTATCTAAAACAACTTGACAATCTAAGCAAACTAACCGGAAAGAGTGCTGAAGCATTGCAGAAAGAGCGTGAAGAGCGATTAAACGATGAGAAATTTGCCATCATGCGACGTCAACAACAACAGGTTGTGGCACGTGGTGGTGCCGAGGGTGCGGCTATGGCCGAAACAATAAAGCAGCAAGACGAATTGTTATCCAGGATCAAGGCAGCCGGTGGCGCCGAAGCTGAAAAAGCAGCCATGTACACCATGGGAGGTTTTGGCACCCAGACTGAAGAAGGCCGGAAGATGCTGATGCAGATGCCAGAAGTGGTCAAGATGATACAAGATGTGTCCGCTGGCGCAAAAATAAACAACGACGAAATAATGAAGATGGCCGGTGAATCTACCACAAGATTCATTGATCAGATGGGTAATAATGTTCTAGCCGGCGGCAAAAATATAGGATTTAATATGGCTCAAAGCATAGGTTTTGAGAACACAGCAGCCGGTGAAGAAAAAAGAAAAGCCGCACAACTAGCGTCCGGGCAAGCACCAACCACAGCAAGCCAAGATGCCAAAGCACAACAAGACGCACAGACCAAAGCCACAGGTGAGACTGTGGCAGCCATGGTACAACTGATCCAGACACAACGCCAGTCCACTATAGATCTCACTGATATGTCGGTCAAAGGCATACTGCCAGCCACTTTCTTCATGACTGTTCTAGCAGACAAAGTCCGAGGGGTCACTGAGATTTTGCCGGGCACACGTCCAAGAAGTGCTGCTGAAATAAATCAGCAAGCCGGAGGCGGCCTAGGCCAACCTGGCTACGACCGGACTTTGCGGTTTCCTGGCAAGAGCAGAGAAGAAGTTGAAAGAGCAGCACAAACAGGACCAGGATCAGTGGCAGATTTTGTTAAGGAAGTTGAAAAATCTCTGAGCAAGGCACAAGCAGGAGCCACAAGCATCGGAGAAGAGGGTGTGCGAATAATCAAAGATATGTTGCGGCAAATGTCGCCTAGTCAAAGTGATCGCGATGCAGCAGCGGCACGGGATGCAGCCGCAGATGCTGAAGCTAGAAATAGAGCCAGAATAGACCGCGCTACGCCCGGTGCAGCAGAACGACCTCGCACTGTGCCCGGTGCGGAAGAACAACCGCAAGTGGCTCCAGCAGGTGGCCGACCAGTGCCAGGCAGTCTCAGTTCTCTCTCAACATCGTCGGAGGTACTGGCAGCCACTGTGAATCGAGGGTATGTGAACATAGCATCGGTTGAGAATATTGGATTTCCTCAAATGCCCACATCTTTCCGAACCAGTCTGGATCCTGACATGATGAGCAAGGTCGCAGGTGTTGCAACAAGTCGTGAAACAAAAACAGAACCGGTATCAGCGACTCCACGTGATGCAGAATTGATCGCGTCCAATGTGTTGGTATCACAAAAATTAGATGATCTCATTGATATCATGCGTAAGGGTGTGGGATATCAGCGCAAGATCAGTCAAGTGGCCAACGCATAGCAATAAATAACACACTATGGCAGAACCAAAACAAGGCTGGAAAAAATATTTCAAGGTGGCAGATCTATCAGGACAGATGAGCCCAATCGCGGGTGGAAGAGATCAGGGCTTGCCGGGATATCCAAAAAACGACGGCCGACGAAACAATCAAGCTGACACAGATTTCAGTTTTCGTAACTATGCCAGCCGATTGCCAGAAGTGTACTCTGGGCATCCCAATCGTATTGAACGCTACAATCAGTACGAAAACATGGATGCCGACTCGGAGGTGAATGCATGTTTGGACATCATCGCTGAGTTCTCCACACAACTCAACGAACAGAACGACACACCTTTTGACATAACCTACAACGACGATCCTACAGATCACGAAATTGAGATCATCCGCAAACAGATGCAGCAATGGGTCAAGCTGAACAAGCTGGACCAACGCATCTTCAAACTGTTCCGCAACACCATCAAGTACGGTGATCAAGTGTTTGTGCGTGATCCTGAAACATTTGAAATGTTCTGGGTGGACATGAGCAAAGTGGTGCGAGTGATCGTGAACGAAAACGAAGGCAAACGTCCAGAACAATACATCATCCGTGATATCAACCCTAACTTCCAGAACTTGACTGTGGCAGCCAAGACCACAACTGACTTCATGGTGAACCCAAGTTCGGGCGGAGCAGGCGGCATCGGTGGCAGCATGCAAGGCGGTGGTTACACAGCACCCAGTTCAGCCATGAGCGGTGTGAGTAGATTCAATCGTGCTGTGAATGAAACCTGTATTGATGCCAAGCATGTGGTGCATATGAGTCTTAACGAAGGTTTAGATACATTCTGGCCATTTGGTAAATCGATCTTGGAAAACATCTTCAAGGTATTCAAACAGAAAGAACTCTTGGAAGATGCCATGTTGATCTACAGGGTGCAACGTGCACCTGAGCGTAGAATGTTCAAGATCGACGTGGGCAACATGCCCAGCCACATGGCCATGGCGTTTGTAGAGCGTGTGAAGAATGAAATGCATCAACGCAGAATTCCAACGTATGGCGGCGGTGGTCAGAACATCATGGATTCAAGTTATAATCCACTCTCAATCAATGAAGACTTCTTCTTTCCAGTGGGTGCAGACGGTCGTGGCAGTTCAGTTGAGATGCTGCAAGGCGGACAGAACCTAGGTGAAATTGACGATTTAAAGTATTTTAACAACAAAATGGCCCGTGGTCTGCGTGTGCCATCAAGCTATTTGCCCACTGGGCCGGATGACTCTGACCGTGCGCTGACCGACGGAAAAGTAGGCACAGCCCTGATACAAGAGTATAGATTCAATCAGTATTGCGAACGACTACAGGCACTGATTGTGCAGAAATTAGACGACGAATTCAAGATGTTCTTGCGTTGGAGAGGGTTCAACATTGATGCTGGGCTGTTCCAGATCAAGTTTAATCCACCACAAAACTTTGCCAGTTATCGTCAAGCAGAACTAGATACCACACGTATCACAGCATTCACATCTTTAGAACCACTGCCTTACTTGAGCAAGCGTTTTCTACTAGAGCGTTTCTTAGGCCTCACAGAAGACGAAATCCAACAAAATTCCAAGTTGTGGAAAGAAGAACGCTCAAAACCAGAAATGGCAAGTTCACAAGGGCAAGATCTGCGTTCAGTGGGTATCACGCCTGCTGGATTGGAAAGCGATGTAGCAATGGGTCAAGACATGGCCAATCTTGCACCAGCTGGCGCCGAGCCAGGTGCAGCACCAGGCGGCACTATAGGGTCAACTCCGGTAGCACAACCACCGGCCGCTCCAGCGGCACCTGGGGCATAAATATCTCATGATCCTCAATGAGCTTTATGAACGTAGTCCTAGTGCATATCAAGATGTGGCTGCTGATAACACACAGCCTCACCTTGGCCAATTACGCAAGACCAAGCTCACGCTCATGCAATTGAACAAATTGCGAAAAATGAATGATACCAGAACTTTTGAATACAACGAAAAGTTAAAAGATATTCGCACCCAATACGCACCTCCGGCCGCTCCGTCAATGTAATATAGCTGCCTAAATTGGCAAAAAAACTGTCATAAACAGTATCTTTTTCTCTTAAATCGTAAATATAGATATAGATTTTGCCGGGTGGCAAAATTAACGAATACCTATAGGAGCCATTTAAATGAGCAAAAACCAGTTTGAACAGTTGATTGAATACGTGATCAACGACGAAGACGCAAAAGCCAAAGAACTTTTCCATCAGATCGTGGTATCTAAGAGCCGCCAGATCTATGAAAATCTCATGCAGGAAGACAATGCAATGGGCATGGAACCTACTGAAATTGACACCGACATGAGTGAAACCATGATGGGCGGAAGCCAATCTGGTGACATGATTGACGATGTTCAAGCCGAAGAAGAAGGCATGATGGAAGCCGATGACGAAGAAGATGCAGAGTTTGACGACGAAGCTGAAGAAGCCGGTGATGATCTTACCAGTGACATGGAAGACGAGCATGACATGGAAGACAGCGACGCTGCCAGCAAGAGCGATGTGATGGATCTGTCAGACAAACTAGACGAACTCATGGCTCAATTTGAAGACATGATGGGTGGCAGTGACATGGGCAACGACATGAACATGGACGACGACATGGGCATGGACGACGGCATGAGCGACGAGGAAGTTGATTTTGACGAATTTGAAACAGAAGGCATGATGGAAAATGTTGATCTCAAAGCTGCTCCAAAACCAGTGACTTCTGAACCAGCTGGAACCAACACCAAATCTACCACTGCATTCAATAGTGGCGCAGCCGGCATGGCAGCCCACCCAGTTAAAATGACTGGTGACACTGCAAAAGGCCGTCCTAATCCTACTGCCAAAGATATGATTGGTAATGTTGGTAATTCACCTGCTCAAGCCAAGCAAGACCTCAAGCCAGCTACCAAACCACAATTGGGTCAGGCTGCCGGTGTAAACACACGCACACCATTTCCACGTGGCAAGTAATCTGCGATGAAATACTTACAGGAACATCTAAACTTTAACCAGGCCAAGATTCGCGTCTTGGTCGAAGATAGTCCTGACGGCCAAGGCAAGACATTGTACATGGAAGGTATCTGTATCGAAGGCGGAGTAAAGAACGCCAACGAACGAGTTTACCCTGTGAATGAAATTGGTAAAGCCGTTCAAAGTATCAATGAGCAGTTGCGTGGTGGTTATTCAGTGTTGGGTGAAGTAGATCACCCAGAAGATTTGAAAATCAACTTGGACCGCGTGAGCCACTGCATTGACAAGATGTGGATGGATGGCCCTGCAGGATATGGCAAGTTGAGAATATTACCCACACCCATGGGTCAGTTGGTGAAAACCATGTTGGATTCGGGTGTAAAACTAGGAGTTTCGAGCCGTGGTTCCGGAAACGTGAACGACAGCAACGGACATGTCAGTGACTTTGAAATCGTCACTGTGGATATTGTTGCCCAGCCCAGTGCTCCGCATGCGTATCCCCGTGCAATTTATGAAGGACTTCGTAACATGAAGTATGGTCATAAAGTGTTGGAGATCGCCAAAGAAGCAGGGTCAGACAGCAAGGTACAGAGATATTTGACACAGGAAGTAAAACGCCTGATCAAAGATCTCAAAATTAAGGAGTAAAGCATGCTAGATGCAATCAAACCATTGCTAGATAGCGGCCTGATCAATGAAGATGTCAGTCAAGAACTCAATGAAGCTTGGGAATCAAAACTGACAGAAGCACGTGAACAGGTTCGAGCAGAACTACGTGAAGAGTTCGCACAACGCTATGAGCACGACAAGACAGTGATGGTTGAAGCCTTAGACAAGATGATGACAGACGGTCTTGCCGGTGAACTCGCTGAGTTTGCTCAAGAAAAAGCTGCTCTACGTGAAGATCGCGTGAAGTTTCAAGCCAAGATGAAAGAAAGCGCCGGAAAGTTCAACAACTTCCTGGTGACCAAATTGGCCGAAGAAATCAGCGAACTGCGTAGAGATCGCAAGCTGCACAATGAAGGACTAGAAAAACTAGAAGGCTTCATGGTGCATGCCCTGGCTCGTGAGATCCAAGAATTTGCTACAGATAAACGTGACGTGGTGGAAACCAAAGTGCGTTTGGTGCGTGAAGCACGTGGCAAGTTAGAAACTCTCAAAGCACGTTTTGTAAAAGAAAGTGCTGCAAAAATGAGTCAAGCTGTTAGCCATCACTTGAAGGCTGAACTTACACAGTTACACGAAGACGTGAAAATTGCTCGCGAGAACAATTTTGGTCGTCGTATCTTTGAAGCGTATGCTGCTGAATTTGGTGCTACTCATCTGAATGAGAAAGCCGAAGTTCGCAAGTTGCAAAACATCATCGCTGCCAGAGAAAATCAACTGTCAGAAGCCATCAAACTCGGCAGGAAAGCAAAAGTTCTTGTGGAGTCCAAGGAACGTGAAATACGAATCATTCGTGAATCTAATGTGCGTCAAAGCACAATGGACGATCTGCTAAGTCCTCTTAACGAGGAAAAGCGTGAAGTGATGCGTAATTTACTCGAGAGCGTGCAGACACCCCGTCTGAAGAACGCCTTCGAAAAGTATCTACCAGCAGTATTAGCTGAAGGCAAGTCTGTGAAAGCCCGCCAGGTGATCTCAGAAAATGTGTCAGAAGTCACTGGTAATAAAACTGCCCCTCGTCAAGACGAAGACAGTGTTGACAACAGCAATGTGATCGCCATCAAGCGTCTGGCAGGGCTGTAATTTTTTAACTAAGGAGACTTAAATGTCACAAACTCTATTAGAAGGTCGTTGGAATGAAACCAAGGATGCCCTTCTCGAAGGCCTAAAAGGCAACAAGCGTACCAGCATGAGCGTGATCCTTGAGAACACACGCAAGTATTTGAAAGAAAATGCAAGTTCTGGTTCTACTGGTAGTGGCAACATCGCCACACTTAACCGTGTGATTCTGCCAGTGATCCGTCGTGTTATGCCAACCGTTATCGCTAACGAATTGGTCGGCGTTCAGCCCATGACTGGTCCAGTTGGTCAGATCCACACCCTGCGTGTGCGTTATGCCAACACCATGACTGACAACAGTGCTGCTCAAACCAGTACCGCTGCTGGTCAAGAAGCATTGAGCCCGTTCTTGATCGCTCAGGCATACTCTTCAGCATCTAGCGTTACCGCTGGTATCGTTGATCCAACACAAAACATCTACTCTGGTGCTAACACATCAGTGCTTGAAGGTTCCGGCGGTCGTCAGATCTCTGTGCAAATCTTGAAGCAAGCTGTTGAAGCCAAGACTCGTAAGTTGCAAGCTCGTTGGACTTTTGAAGCTGCTCAAGACGCACAAGCAATGCATGGTATCGACGTAGAAGCCGAAATCATGGCTGCTTTGGCTCAAGAAATCACAGCTGAAATTGACCAGGAAATCTTGTTGAGCCTGCGCTCACTGGCAACCACTGAGTACACATACAACCAAGCTACCGTTTCTGGTACTGCTACATTCGTTGGTGACGAACACGCCGCTCTGGCAGTGTTGATCAACCGTGTTGCTAACCTGATCGCTCAACGCACTCGTCGTGGCGCTGGTAACTATGCCGTTGTTAGTTCAGCAAGTTTGACCGTATTGCAAAGTGCTACCACTTCTGCATTCGCTCGTACCACAGAAGGCACATTCGAAGCACCTACAAACACCAAGTTTGTTGGTACACTGAACGGCGCGATGCGTGTGTTCGTTGACTCTTATGCAAGTGACACAACTCCTGTATTGGTTGGTTACAAAGGTAGTTCAGAAGCTGACGCTCCTGCGTTCTACTGCCCATACATCCCCTTGATGAGTTCAGGTGTTGTACTGGATCCGACCACATTCGAACCAGTCGTGTCATTCATGACACGTTATGGTTTCATCGAATTGACCAACACCGCAAGCAGCTTCGGCAATGCTGGCGACTATGTTGGTGAGATCGCTGTTTCCAACTTGTCTTTCTCCTAATCAGAGAACCACAACTTTCTCAGAGATGGGAAGGAACAAAAAGGGCCGCAAGGCCCTTTTTTGTTGGCCAAACTAATACACATAGAAATCATTTAGGCAACCTCGGTAAATACTCGAAAGGTAACTCAAACCATGGCCATAATTAAAACACCCGCTGCAGGCGTATCACCATATCAAGCCGCTGCTGCTGCACCCACTGTACTCCGAGCCGCTGCCGATGGTACCACAGTATTGGCCAATGCAGCCGCTGCTACTGTGAGTGAACTCGCAGCAGCCAATGACAACACATTAGTAGTAGTGAACGGTCAAGCAGCATTGAACAATTTGATTACCACGAATCAATCAGGAGTGTTCGAAGGTGCCAATGTCACGATCAATCTTGAAGAACAAAATTTCAATACCACAAATCAAGTCACATCCACTATCAACTATCCTGCAGGTAACACAGGAGAGATACAGTACAATTCTGGTGCCAACAGTTTTGCCAGCGATGCTTATTTCACATACGTCAACAGCAATGTGGTGACCCCGGGCATCCGCACCAATGGTTATTTCTACAGCAACGGCGCACCATTCATTGGCGGCGGCAATGCTGCAATTGGTAATTTTGTATTCACTGGCGACGCTATGACCATTTCTCATGCCAACAGCACATTGAGCATTACTGGCAATGGCACCGGTAATGTAAATGTCACTGCTGGTGTCAACGTCTGGACATTTGACACAGGTGGTAATCTCACGTTCCCTACTGGCTTGATCATTGACGACGAAGGTGCAAATACCAGAATCTATCAGTCTTCTGGTAACTTGAAAGTAACAGCCAACAACACAGCAACTCTCAGACTGGGTTGGTCCGAATTTATAGCAGCCAACGCCGGAGGCAATGTGGCTCAGATAATCATGAATGGAACATCTGCAGGACAGCCACAAAATGTAGTTGTAAGAGTTGGAAATTCATCATCAACAACATATTCCTGGTACTTTGGCGATAATGGTAATCTAACCCTGCCTGGCAACACAAGTTCAATCAACTATGCAAATGGATCACCATACGGCAGCGGTAGCAATTATTCAAATTCTAATGTTTCTAGCTTCCTGGCTGCATTTGGTTCCAATGTTGTGTCAACCACTGGCAACATCACTGCTGGGTATTTTGTTGGTAATGGCTCTCAGTTGACCGGAGTTGTTTCCGGTTATGGCAATGCCAATGTGGTTGCCAATCTAGCTGCTTTGGGATCCAATCCGGTATCAACCACTGGCAACATCACGGCTGGTATACTTTCGGCTACCAGTTCTATACAATCCAGTAACATCACTGCTGGCACCCTCAGCGCAATTGGAAATCTTATAGCCAACAACGCTGTAATAACAAGCATTGTGAGTGGTGCTAATCTTCAATTATCGGGCACTGCAAATGTGGGTGCGTTGAGCACAGTTGGATCAGTCAGCGCCAATGGCAACGTCACTTCACTGTCGGCAATGTATGCAGGCAATGGTGCTACCTGGCAAACTGAAGCAAGTTTTCCTAATATATTGTTTCTGGCTGCAGATGTAGGGAACCAATATGTGCAGGCTGCTATAGTTGAAACTGGAGGAAATGCCAGTGCTGACTGGGTAAGTTATGCCAACAACGGCAACACCGATTCAGGTTGGATCGACATGGGTATCACTGGAAACACATTTAATGATCCAGAATATGAACTCACTGACCCCAACGATGGATACATCTTAGTTCAAGGCACCAATGTTTCTGGTACTCCTATAGGTGGTAACTTGATTCTGGCCACAGGAGCCACTGGTCTTGCTCATGATATTGTTTTTGCCACAGGTGGTTTTGCACAGGCAAACATCAAGGCAAGATTGTACAATTCAACTGGCGAGTTCAGTGTGGTTGGTAATATTGCCGCCAACAACATAGTGATCAACAGCATTCGCAGTGATGATTCTAGTTTTGTCACAATCGAAGATGGCGTCAATGTCAACGGAGAAATTTCAGCCACAGGCAACATAACCGGCGGAAACATTGCTGCCGCAGAAGCAAATGTCACTGATGTAATAGCGTATAATGTCAATACAGTAAACATCTTTGCCCGAGACGCTTCTGGAATCAACCTTGGTGCCAACGGTTACAACAATCTTGTGGTACTAGAAACTGATGTGTTAGTTCAAAATGTTCCTTTGAGTGTGACCGGCAATATCACGGCTGGTAACCTGGACGCTAACAATCTAGTGATCAACAGCATTCGCAGTGATGATTCAACTTTTGTCACTATTGAAGATGGCGTCAATGTCACTTCAGGATTTATATCTGCTCCAGGAAACATAGAATTGACAGCAGGTGCCAATGCTTGGACATTTGACACCACTGGAAACTTGACTGTTCCGGGTAGTATTATATTACCATCAGGCGCGCTGATCACAGGAGCTGCGGCAAGCCCTGCTCCGCGTCTCAATGGATTTGACAGTGTCACTGCTGTGGATTTAAGTGCGAGTGGAAATGTTACCGCAACCAGGGTCAGCACAACTGGAAATGTTACCGCAAATTACTTCATAGGCAACGGTAGTCAACTCACAAGTGTTGCTGTTCCCAGTCAAACAATTCTACCCACTATACAAACCATCACGGCTACTGCTAGACCAGCCGGTTTGTTTGGTGGTGGTCAAGGGGGAGCCAATGTAACAGTGGCCAATACTATTCCGGTAACAGAATATGGCGTAATCATCACTGCTGGCACAGTAAGTGAAACGTATAAGACTGGTGCCTTGGGCAGCATTCCAGGAACAGTTTCATTAACCTTTTCAACCGGTTTGAATTCAACACAGTATACTTTGTATGCATATGTGACCAGTAATGCAGGCACATACTATTCAGATGCAGTAACCGGAACCTCGGGCATTTGCTTGTTGGCCGGAACTCAAATCGCACTCAGCGATGGCACACACAAAGCAATCGAAGATATCACCTACACTGACAAACTGTTGAGTTGGGACTTTGATCGTGGGTGCTATGCAGAAACCACAGCCATGTGGATCAAACGCGGTGAAACTGGAAGTCAGTATAACCTGCTCACATTCAGTGATGGCACAACTTTACGAACATTTGATCAGCATCGTATCTTTAACAAACAAGCAGGTGCGTTTACCTATCCAATGACGGCAGCAACTCCCGTCGGAACTGTCACTGTAAACGAACACGGTCAAGAAATCACCCTGACCAACAAGCAAGTGATCAAAGATACCATTGAATACTACAATGTTATCACTGACTATCACATGAACTTGTTCTCTGACAGTGTGTTGACCAGTTGCAGATTCAACAATATCTATCCTATTGTAGATATGAAGTTTGCGAAAGATAGCAGAACACTACGCACAAGAGCGGAATTTGAAAATGTTCCAGATAGATTCTTCCATGGTCTAAGACTAGCAGAACAAACCGCAGATATTGAAACTGTTGAATGGTATGTGAACAGACTACTAAGCACTGAAGTATCAACACAGGCCGAACTAGCAGTTTGAAAATACTATTTTTAGACCATTACGGGGTAATGTGTCTCAGTGCTATCAAGACAGTTAGGACTGAATACAGCATGCCCGACGCTGCTGAATTTGCGGGTGTTGACACTACCTATTTTAGTGACTTTGACTCAGCTGCGGTCCGCACACTAAATCAAATACTAGATCAAACTGGTGCTGAAATTGTAGTTTCCAGTGACTGGAAATTGAAAACCAGTATTGAAGGCATGTGTGAATTTTATCAAAATCAAGGCATTAAAAAAATGCCCGTTGATTACACTGCCTGGTTACCCGGAGCACCTACATGTCATGAACAACGAGCAGGTGAAATAAATGCTTGGCTAGCACAACATCCTGAAACCACTCAATGGGCAGCCGTAGATGATTTATATATGGGAACTTGGTTGACGAATTTTGTTTGGGCAAAAAATGTGCATGTAGGAATAAATGACACCACAGTGCAGCAACAACTGTTAGATATCCTTGTGTAACAGCATGATTTGCACTACAATCAGATCTTGAAGAAGCCCAAGAATTTGTGCATGCGGTTGATCACACTATCCCAGTCGCCCATGGTAGGTTGACGATACAGTCTAGCACTGGGATACCAAGGTGAATCTTCACGTTTGAGCAACCAACGCCAGCAGTTACCATAAGCATTCAATGGAATCCAGACAGGACGACCCATGGCTCCTGCCAAGTGTGCATTGGCAGTGTCCACAGAGATCACAAGATCTAGATGATGCATGAGTCCTGCTGTGTCTGCAAAATCAGTGATAGTGCCCGGAAAACATTCACCACCGGCGGCCGTGATTATAGCCGATTCTTCTTCAGTGCTATCCACAGTTAGATTGATCCATTGATGTTCAGGATTGCGTCGTATGAGTTCAGCCATCTTTTCCACAGGCATGGCTTTGTGATTGTGTATCCATGAATCTTTACGCCCTGCCCAGCACACACCAATTCTCATGCGTTTTTTAGCGCCTAATCTATCGCCCCACTCTTGTGCTTTGGCAGGAGTAGCAGCGATATATTGCAGTTGATGAGCAATATTGTTCAAGGTCAACCCAATCACACGTGGAATACTCATCATGGGAATCCAATAATCAAATTCGCCAAGATCTTCACCAGGCTCGTAGATTCCAACAATGCTACCAGCCGGTTCTGGAAACAATGCTTTGACCCCGGCACTGAGAACTAATTTTACTTTTGCGCCAGCCGATTGCAAGTTGGCCGCAAATCTCAAAAATTGAATCTGATCTCCAAGACCTTGTTCTCCTACCAGCAAGATAGTTTTATCTTTGAGATCTTGTCCGGTCCATTCTGGCTTGGGCAAAGCTGGTTTGATGCCGGCCATGTGCTCATAACGCCACCGTGCTTCGTAGTATTTCCATCCTGATTCATAATCGCCCTTGAGCAGGTATGCCACAGCTAGATTGAACTCGGCAGTGACATTGGCCGGATCAATTTCATGTGCTGCATGTAGGAACGGAATAGCCCGTTCTGGATAGCCCATTTCTCTCAGCACATTGCCGTAGTTGTTGAATGCAGCACCGTGATTGAAGTCTTGCCCAAATATTTGTGCATAGCACTCGAGTGCCTGTTGGGGTTCATGATCGGCACGATGTTGATTGCCTTGTTCAAGTAGTTGTTCAGTATTCATATGGATATTTACGAATACCGGGCATGCCATGAAAAATAAGTGGTTGTCCATAAATAAGCCATGTACGCAATACTGCGTCTTATGCGGTTTAACCCGCCGCGTAGAAGCTAGAACCTTCATCGGACTTCTTTAAGGAGAAAACAAATGGGACGTCCTCTAAAAATACAAAAATTCAGTTTAAACACTGGCGTTGGTAGCCCCGGCGCAAACACACCTGTGGATCTTGCTTATCCACCATTCAGCGCACTTACCAATCCAGCATACAATGAGCCCATACAGACGCTGGACTCAGCTCAGTTCTTGGGTGTGGTGGGCGGATCACCCCCTACCAGCCAGCCCAGTGCCACATACCCTGTGGTCACAGCATTTGTGAATATCACACTGGCCGATGGAACATCTACCTTTGATCTTGCTGGTTCATACTCAGGACGTATCATACGCCAAAAAGGCAGCCACAAATATCTAGTGGTATACACAGGTGGTACCACTGCTGATGGTGCTTTCATTGTTGGGCAGTCATATCAGATTGTTGCTCTTGGCTCAACCAACTGGCAATCAGTGGGCACCGGAACAGGCACAGTGGCAGCCGGTGATATTTTCACAGCCACAGCAGCTTCAGGTGGTGGCAACGGCACTGCATACCCAGTTGGTGTGTGCGTGTTGACCAATGATACCACGCCGGCAACAGGTCTCATGGCCATTGGCTACGAATCAGGCGACAGTGCAACATCCACAGCCAGTAATCTTAGCAACAAATGGGTGCGTGACTGGACCGGAACTGCCGGAGACTACAGCGATGCCAATCTTGGTGAAGTCACTTACACCGATGAAAATTACTATGTGGCCAACTTCTTCACAGACGAAGGTGGTGTTGCACAGAGTGGATTGGAAACAGATACTGCTACAGAATCCGTTTCAGGAGCACCAGCAGGATTTATTCCGCTGGCAGTTATCAACAACGCTACTTCTTAAAGTTTAGCAACCCCGAATCCTCTCAGCTACATACTGAGAGGATTTTTTATGACCATAGCATTTGTATTGGGCAATGGACAAAGCCGAGCCAGCGTAGATCTAGTGCAACTTCAGCAACTGGGACCCATCTACGGCTGTAATGGCTTGTACAGAGACTGGGAACCTCACTGTCTCGTGGCCACAGATCGCCCCATAGCCGAAGCCATACAACGCTCAGGCTACAGCAAAACACACAGATTCTACACAAGACGACCTTTGCCTGATTTGGGTGCTCAAGTGGTTCCTAGAAAGTATCACGGCAACAGTTCGGGCCCAATTGCCTGTGCTCTTGCGGCCATGGACGGACACTCTCGTATCTATATGTTGGGATTTGACATGGCGCCTAGTGCTAGTAATCGGTTCAACAATGTGTATGCCGGCACAGAATTCTACAAAGCCCTGGATGCTGCTCCTACTTTTACAGGAAATTGGATAAGACAGATAGCCAGTATAGTGGGTGATTTTTCAACCGCACAATTTATCCGTGTTTGCGGGCCCACTAGTGCCGACATCAAAGAGTTCAAGAACATCGCAAATTTTGATACCATAGACATAAAACTGTTTCGTCATCGATTAGATACCAACGACGGGCTGTAAGCCTGAACTGCCTTTGGTAAGAGTCTGGTAAATACAATCAGAGACTCTACAAATGACACAATACACCATTGACATCGGCGCGGCACCAGACGACGGACAAGGCGATCCGTTACGTACTGCGTTTGACTATACCAATTTAAACTTTGATCAGATTTTTGCTTCTGGTCCGGTGCTGAGCAATGTGGCAATTGCCAACAACACCATCCGCACCACCAATATCAATGGCAATCTGATCCTGGCACCCAACGGCATTGGAAAGATACAGGCCAATGCAGCCATCGTTCCCAGCTTGGATAATGTGTATGATTTGGGCAGTCCAACTCGACGATTCAACTCAATCTACGTAGGCACCGGTGGGCTGACCTTGGCAAGTCTTAGCGTGACTGGCAATGTTTCAGCTGATTACTATTATGGAAATGGTGCATCTCTAACTGGCATTGTGGCCAGTTCTGGATCTTTTATAACCAATGGACTGAGCAATGTAAAAATACCTGCTGGCAACTCCAATATAACCATCACTGTGAACACTGTCAGCAATGTGGCAGTATTTTCTACCACAGGTCAATACATCACTGGATTGGTATCGGCCACTGGCAATGTCACCGGCAACTATATCCTGGGCAATGGTGCATTCCTCAGCGGCGTGATCACATCTGTGGCCAACATCAACAATGGCACAAGTAATGTGGCCATCGTGAGTGCAAACGGCAATGTCACGGTGGGCGTGGGCGGAACCAACAACGTGGCAGTGTTTGGTTCTAGTAGATTGACCGTGGCAGGAGACTTGTTTCCCAGTGCTAACATCACTTATGATCTAGGTAGTTCGTCACAGAGATGGCGTGATCTTTGGTTGAGCAATTCAACCATATACATTGGCAACAGTCAGATCAGTGCCAATGCCACTGCCACAGTGATAACCAGCCCGGCTGGAGGATTTTTTGTTCTGTCAGGAAGTGGCAATCTCACACCCACAGGCACCCAGGGTACCACAGGTGCCCAGGGCACTACCGGCGCACAAGGCGTCCAGGGTGTGCAAGGTATCACAGGTGTACAAGGTATCACCGGCACACAAGGCATTCAAGGAACAACCGGAACACAAGGAATTCAAGGAGTCCAGGGCGTGCAAGGAGCCATTGGCACGCAGGGCGTGCAAGGCGCCGTTGGTTCTCAAGGTGTGCAAGGAGCCACTGGTACTCAAGGCGCGATCGGTACTCAGGGTGTTCAAGGAGAAACTGGTACTCAAGGCACAATCGGCGCACAAGGCAATACTGGTGCACAAGGTGTGCAAGGGGTTCAAGGTCAAATAGGCTCACAAGGCGTACAAGGGGTTCAAGGCGACATAGGTACACAAGGCGTACAAGGCATCACAGGAACTCAAGGAACGCAAGGTATTACAGGTACCCAAGGCACAACCGGCACTCAAGGTATCCAGGGTATCCAAGGCACAACCGGCACCCAAGGTATAACCGGTGCTCAGGGAGAAATTGGTACACAAGGCGTCCAGGGCATCACGGGCGCCCAGGGCATTCAAGGTATACAAGGCGTCCAGGGCGTTCAGGGTATCCAAGGAACTCAGGGCGTTCAAGGATTGCAAGGTCTTGGAGATCGATATGCTACAACCAGTAGCACCAGCCTCACAATTAGCAATGCAACCAAGAGCCTTACTGTTGGCACAGGGTTGAATTACAGTCCCGGACAAAATACGATCATTGCATATGATGGTTCTAACTATATGCAAGGCAACACTGTGTCCTACGATTCGGGCACAGGTGCATTGGTTGTAGCTGTTACTGTATCAGTTGGTGGTCCAGGTCCTTTTAGCGCCTGGCAAGTGAATCTTGGTGGCGCCGAAGGTCCAATAGGGGCTCAAGGTGTCCAAGGCGTCCAAGGCGTCCAAGGAACAACCGGCACTCAAGGAACAACTGGTACTCAAGGAACTGTTGGTACTCAAGGTATCCAAGGTATTACAGGAACTCAAGGTATCCAAGGTATTACAGGAACTCAAGGCGTCCAGGGTATCCAAGGTATCCAGGGAGAAATTGGAACACAAGGTATCCAGGGAGAAATCGGCACACAAGGCGTCCAAGGTATCCAAGGTATCCAGGGAGAAATTGGAACACAAGGTATTCAGGGCGAGACTGGAACACAAGGCATACAAGGTGTTATTGGCACACAAGGCACGACTGGTGCCCAAGGCATCCAAGGAGTACAAGGAGAAATTGGAACACAAGGCATCACTGGTACACAAGGTGTGCAAGGTATTCAAGGCACACAAGGTATTCAAGGTGTTGTTGGCGCACAGGGCATAACCGGTGCTCAGGGCACCCAAGGAGTACAAGGTGGTATTGGTGCCCAGGGCACAACCGGCACCCAAGGCATAACCGGTGCTCAAGGTACAGACGGCACCCAAGGGACAACTGGTACTCAAGGCATCCAAGGTATCACCGGTATTCAGGGAGAAATTGGAACACAAGGTATTCAGGGAGAAATTGGCACACAAGGTGTCCAAGGCATTCAGGGCACCACTGGAACACAGGGCACAACTGGTACGCAAGGAATACAGGGTGTCACAGGTACACAGGGTATTCAAGGTATACAGGGTGACACAGGTACACAGGGCACTGTGGGCACCCAAGGTGTGCAGGGTATCACAGGCACTCAAGGCAGCACAGGCACTCAAGGTGATACCGGCACACAGGGCACTGTTGGTACACAAGGTGTCACTGGCTCACAAGGCGTGACCGGTACTCAAGGCGATGTTGGTACTCAAGGCGTGACCGGTACTCAAGGTACTGTAGGTACTCAAGGCATAACAGGTGCTCAAGGTACCACGGGCACCCAAGGTGTCCAAGGTATTCAAGGCGTCTAAGGTATTCAAGGTACCACGGGCACCCAAGGCATCCAAGGCATTGTTGGCCCCGGTAATATCATAAACGCTACCGACAATACCAGTACCACCACATTATACCCCGTGATGGTTGGTGCTGCTGGCAGTGGTCAATTGGCCAATGTCACCACCAGCGGATTTGTATTCAATGCTTCAACTAGTGCGCTATCAATCACAGGTAACATAACCGGCAACTACATCCTGGGTAATGGTGCAAGTCTCACTGGTGTGATCACATCCGTGGCCAATATCAACAACGGCACCTCAAATGTCACAGTGGTCAGTTCTGGTGGTAACATCACAGTGGGCGTGGGTGGCACTGGCAATGTTGCTGTGTTTGCTACCACAGGTGAATATGTAACTGGTCTGATATCTGCAACTGGTAATATCATTGGTGGAAATATATCTACAGCTGGTAATGTCACAGCCAACAATGGCATGTTTACCACCGTAGTGAATGTGGCCAGCCATACCGGTGCTGTGGTCAGTGTAAGTGGTAATATCACTGGCGGCAATCTCAGTGTCAATAGCACCACTAACAGCACAAGTTACACTACAGGTGCCGCAGTTATATCCGGCGGCATAGGTCTGGCCGGCAATTTAACCATGTTTAGCACAGCACAGATACACATGGGCGACGACATCAGCCCAGTGAATTTTACCGCTGCCAAGATTCAAGTAACTAACAATGTCAACAGTTACAGCCAGATATTAGGATACAATATAAATCCGGGTGCAAGTGCCAGCACAGACTTTGTGGCCACTGCCAACAACGGAGATGATGCCAATTTCTACATTGACATGGGTATCAATAGCAACAACTATAGTGATGCCAGTTACACAGCATTTGGTGCCAATGACGGATACTTGTATATCAATGGTGGCAACTTGGCCCTTGCTACACAAACTGCTGGAAAGACCATAAGATTCTACACCGGCAATACACTGTCAGGCAACTTGCGTGCCGAGTTCTGGAATTCAGGTGCCAACATCACCGGACTGATCTCAGTTACAGGCAATGCTACTGCGGCCAATATCAACACAGGTGGATTGATATCGGCTACAGGCAATGTGACTGGTTCAAACTTCAACACAGGCGGAGTGATCAGTGCTACTGGTAATATCACCACTGCTGGTAATGTAAATGCCAATACCATACGCGGTACCGGAGTCACAATTTCCAGTACCGGTGCTTTGAATCTTGCGCCATCGGGAAACATAGTGTTGACTGCCAACACATACATCAACAATGTTGCTATGCCTGTGCAAGATTATGATGCAGCAACCAAACTATATGTTGATAATATAGCCACAACCGGACTCACATTCCACGAGCAGGTATATGCAGCCACAGTGACCACCCTGGAAACAGCCACTAGCGGCACCATAACCTATGCTCAACCCAACGGTGCGGGCAATGGTGTAGGTGCTACCCTTACAACATCTGGCACATTCTTCCTGATTGATACTGCCAACATCCAGACTGTGGGTACCAGGGTCTTGGTGCAGAACCAAGCCAACGGTGTGCAAAACGGTATCTATACCTATGCTAACACCACTGCTATCGTTCGTTCCACAGATGCTGACCAATATGGTGCAGACAGTACACAAGCTATCAGTATCAATGATTACTTTTTTGTAACCAACGGTAATGTCAATGCTGGCGCTGCATTTGTTGTGAGTGCTCCTCAGGGCACAATCACCTTTGGCACCAGTAATATCCAGTTTGCGGAGTTCAGCAGAAGTCAAGTCTACTCTGCTAATACCTCTGCTGGTATAAGTCTAACAGGCACAGTATTCAGTGCCCGTGTTGACAACACCACAACTGCGTTTGATGGCGGCGGCAATATTATTGTCAAGACCAGTGCCAATCTTACCACGCCCAACATTGGTGCTGCCACAGGCACCAGCCTAAGCACAACGGGTAACATTACTGGTAGTTTTATCCTTGGTAACGGTTCACAGCTTACTGGAATTGATTCTGCTTCTATATCAAACGGTACCAGTAATGTGCGAGTTTTCAACAGTGGCAATGTTGCTGTGAGCGTGGCTGGTACTGCTAACTTGGCAGTGTTTGCCTCAAGTGGATTGTTGGTAACAGGACTGGTGTCCAGCACAGGCAATGTACAAGGCAGCAACTTGGTCACTGGTGGATTTGCTAGTGTGACAGGTAATGTGATATCCAACAATGTGATAGCCACCACCATTGTAAGTGCGGCCAGTTATATAGGAACCATAGTATCTGTAACAGGCAACATCACCGGTGGTAATCTTGTGATTTCGGGCAGCATTAGTGATTCAGCTCAGTTGGATATCAACACCACTGCTGCCAATGCCAATATTGTGTTCACTCCAAATGGCACCGGTAATGTGAACACTGGTGCCAATCTAAGTGTGACAGGCAATGTACAAGGTGGTAATCTCCGCACAGCAGGATTGATTTCAGCAACTGGCAACATCTCTGCCAATAACGTGATTGCTACAACCATTGTTAATGCAGCCAGTCTCACAGGTACCATAGTATCAGTTACTGGTAATGTGAATGGTGGTAATTTGATATCAGTGGCCTTGGTTCAAGGTGCAACTGTTTCCAGTTCGGGTAATGTCACTGCCAACAATGGCATGTTTACCAACATTGTGAACGTGGCCAGCCACACAGGTGCTGTGGTGTCAGTTTCGGGCAACATCACCGGTGGTAATCTAAACACCTCAGGAACATTGAGCACATCGGGCAACATAGCAGCTAATAATGTGATAGCCACTACCATTGTAAGCGCCGCAAGTCACACAGGTACCTTGGTGAGTGTGACAGGCAACATCACCGG